CCGAGGTGGAAGGTGGGCATGCCCCGGTCCATGCGGGCAATGTCGCCCGTGGTCTTGGACTCGCTGCCGCCGCCGATGCCGAGTAAGCCCTTGCCGATGGTGCCGAGCATGTCACCGGCCATGCCATTGCCGGTGCCGCCCTGCACCAGGTCGCCAAAAAGCGCGCGCGCCAGATTGGCCGCCATGGCGTCGGCCACCATGCGGTTGATCATCTTGACGAAGCCGTCGGAAATTTTGTCATAACTGCCTTCCATGATGTCGACCAGGGCGTTCCCCATGTGGTCCTGGATGCTTTTGGCGGCTTCGCGGCTGAATTCATCGAATTTGCTGATCTCTTTGGTGACGTCTTCCAGGCTCTCCAGGTAGTCCTGCCAGTATTTGGTGCCGGTGCGGGCGGCGGTCTCGGCACCAATGAGGGGGTTGGCGTCGACCGCAGTTGCCAGCTCTTCCAGCTGGCGCTGCAGTTTCTCGAACGGGGTCTCGACGGCTTCGAGGTATTTCTGGTTTTCGGCCACCAGTTTGCCGGCGGCGTCGGCGGCTTTTTTGCCGGCGTCTTCGCTGGCCTTGAGGTTGTCGGTCTCGGCTTTTTTGAGGTCGATCAGGCGGGCGGTGGCGAGTAGCTCTTTCTCAATCGCGGGGGTGACGAACTCGATGCGTTTTTTTTGAATGTCAAGCAGGGTTTGCTCTTCAACCGATAGGTCTTTGGTTTTCTCGAACTGCTTTTGCAGGTTTTCGAGGTAGCGTTTGGCTTCGGCCAGGGGGTCTTTCTTGGCGGCAGCGCCGCCGCTCTTTGGGGGATCGGTAACTTTGAGGCTTGGCTTCTCTGGCTCACCCCATGAGCCGCTGGCGCCGCCTTTACTGGGTGGCTGTATGCCGTAAAAACCCTTGATGTTGTCTTTGTAGCGCTCCCACGCGATCTCGAAGAAGCCCTTGCCTTCTTTCTGCCCCTCGCGAAATTTGGCGATGACTTCGTTGAGTGCGGTAACGACATCGGTGCTGATGGCGCGTGCGAAGTCCTGGCCGTTGGCCTTTAGGGCGTACAACTCCTTATTGAACTTTTCGGCCTCTTCCGCCGCTGCCGTGCTGGTCTTGGCCTGCAGGCTGGTTTGCTCGGACAGGTCTTTCAGGAACGGGGCGAGCTGGAGGGCCGACTTGCCGGTGAGTTCCAGAATGGCGCGTCCTTTGGCACCGTCATCAGCAAAGCCGGAAAAGGCCACCGCCAACTGGCGCATGGCCTCGGCCGGGTCTTGATTTTTGAGCTCTGCAGCATTGAGTCCGAGCGACTTGAGAATCTCGGCGGCGCGGCTGCCATCAGTGCCGCTGTCGTTGAGCATCTTGTTGAACTTGATGAGCGAGGTGGCGACGGTGTCGAAGCTGCCGCCGGTCTCACGGGCCACGCGATCCAGCGCGCTGATGTTCTCGATGCTGGCGCCAGTGGCGTCTTTGAGGTCGTTGAATTCGTCGATGGCCTTGCTGGCCTCAAGCGTGAGCGCTGCCAGCGCGCCTGCTGCGGCCCCGAAGCTCAGGGCCGGAATGGCCAGGCCCAGGCCGCCGAGCTTGCCCTGCAGGGAATCGAAGTTGCGCGAGATGCTGGCAAATGCGCCCTGCGTGTTGTCGGCGGCACTGATCTTGATTTTGGCGTCGGTCATACTTCAAGCCTGGCGTTGATGGCGGCTACCTGGGCGGCCAGGTCTTGCGCAGTGGGTGGGTCGGGTTCTGGCGCGGGTGGTGCCCAGGCATCTGGCGCGAGCAGGTGCGAGGTGGTCCACAGCTGCTTGTCGTGCCGTGACAATGGGCCGTTGTGGGTGGCGGCAATGAGCTGCGCCTGCCGGAAGCGGTCGGCGGCCGGGTGCAGTTGCTCGCGTTCGAAAAATACCATCCATTCGCCAAACTCCTGCGCGCTCATGCGCTGTGCCAGTTCTTCTACGGTGCAGCCCAGCCGGAGGGCCAGAACGAAGGCAAAACGCCGGTCCGGCTGGTGCGCTAGTTTTTTGCGGATTCTTCCGCGTCAAGGCCGTTGAGGCGGCGCGAGCGATTGAACAGGTCGAGCACGGCATCCGGCTGCAGGGCGCCAAACTCGTCCCACTCCTGCGCTGTATAAAGCGGCTTGCCATCGGCCAGCAGCACGACGGCGGCCAGGGTGTGGGCCACTATCTGGCCACCAGCGCGGGCGCGAGCGAGATCAGGGCCCTCGCCGGTCAGCGGGATGCCAAGCTGCGCGCTGAGGGCTGAGAGCGCGAGCCGCTCGGACAGCAGCAGGCCGCGCACGATGACTTCACCGCCCAGGGCGTCCACCGGCACCGCCTCTTTGGGCAGCACGGGCGGTTTGATCTGACTACGTTCCAGTGCCATGGCGATCAGGTGGCGTAGGTGGTCAAGGGGCCGCGAAGGCGGAAGGTGACCGGCGTGGTGACCGGCCCGCCAGCGCTGCCGACCGGGGCCATTGAATTGCTGACGTAGGCGCAGAAAAATATCTTGGCGCCGGTGGCAAAGGTGAGCTGCAGGCAGGCCGGCGTCTTGCTCTTGTCAAAAGCGGCCAGGGCAAGCAGCGCAGCATCGGCAGAGTCCCACAGCGAGCCGAAGCTGTAGACGATGGGGGTGCGGTTGCCTGGGATTTCGATGTCCTGATCGGTATGGATGGTGGAAATCTGGATCGGAGAGGCCTCGCCGCCGCTGGCGTTGATGTCTTGCAGGGTGGAGCAGCTGGTGCCGAGCGTGACCTTTTGCATGGTGCCTGACGTAAAGGTGTCGAACAGGGTGGAGTCGATGCCCTCCAGACTCACGGTGTCGGCGGTTGGCGCGGCCAGGATGCGCACCACCTGGTAGTCAAGCTGGGCCATGCCGCTGACCTTGAACAGGGCAATGTCACCGGCCACAAAACCGTGCGCCGTAGAGGTGGCGACCGCCGGGCTGGCCTTGGTGATGCCGGTGACGGTCTTTGCAGTTGCCAGCGCGGATTGCACGGCAACGGCGACCTTGCTCCATACGTTGATATTGGCCATGGGGACTCCTGTTAAAAAATGATGTCGGGGGATGCGGCGTTCACCAGATAGGTGAAGCGCCAGGATTGCTGGCGAGCGGCGAGCAGGCGGTCGCCCTCGCCGTTGTTATGCGGGCGGCTGGCGGTGATGCGCACGCCGAGCTTGGCCAGGGCGGCCAGCGCGGTGCTGGGCGCAATGAGTTTCTCAACGGCCAGGCCGAAGGCGCGGGCGTCGGCCGCGGCGGTGCTGCTGTGGGCCAGCACGGCGCTGATGCTGACCGACAGTTCTCGCTGCTCCAGCCCATGGATGGTGTAGGGCTCAGCCGTCTCGCCGTCTTCTTCTTCGATCAGGATGGCGGGCAGCTCGTCGCTCTGCAGTGGGTCGACTCGGTCCAGGTAGACGCGGGTGCCGGCAACAGTGCCGCCGGCGGCCAGCAGGGCCTGCAGGGCGTTGAGGATTTGCTGCTGGGCGTGCAGGGGCATGGCTATGTCCTCAGGCGCAGGACGGTGATGCCGGTGCCGTCTGGCATGGCTTCGACCACCTTGTATGAGGTGGCGTTGACGACCAACACCAGGCCGACGACGGGCGACGGCACGCTGCTGCTGGCCAGGGTGAAGGCCGGCCCACTTGACGCGACAAAGCCACCCACATCCTGGGCAGCATAGGCCGCATCAAAGATGCCGGTGACGGGGTCCCAGCCGAGCATGGCCTCGTGCGCAAACGCGTCGGTGCCAAAAAACACAGACAGGTCTTCGGTCATGGCCATGGCGGCTGCCTTTACGCGACGGCGTCTTTGATGAGGTAGCCAGCCGATGCGGACGCGAGCACAGGGGCCTCGGCGCGCGTGACCGGGAACACCCAGCTCTTGGAGTTGCGGTCGTAGTAGGGATCTTCGGCCAGGGGGTAGCCGCTGAGCTGGTAGGTGTAGCCGTAGCTGGGGGCGCCCATGTCGGCCACGCTGCCCAGCTCGGTGTACGCAACCACCACGTCTTTGCCCCAGACGTCGGTGAAGGCGGTGCCGGCATCATTGCTGTAGATAGCATCGCCTACCAGGACGCGCTGCACACCGAACAGGGCGGCCAAAATTTCAGCGGTGGCGACGTCGCGGCCGGTGTACTTCATGCGGTCGACAACATTCGGGTGTTGGCGCAGCTTGGCCATCACGGCAGCTCCCATCACCACGGTGTTAGGGCGCTTGCCGGTGGCGGCGCGCACGGCTTCCTTGGCGGTCTCGATGTTCTGGATGGGCAGGCTGGTGGCGCTGGTGAAGTCCGACCACTGCGTGACGCCGGCCAGAGTGACCTTGTTGGCTGCGGCGTAGCTGGCAGCGGTGCGGGCAATGTCTGCGGCCTGTTTCTCCAGGCGCAAGGCCATGATGTTGGAGACTTTGCGAACGGCCATGGCGGCATGGTCGATACCGGGGCCGGCCTGGCCTTCCTGAATGACTTCGATGGGCACCTGGCCTTCGAGGCCGTAGTCGACCAGGGCGTAGTTGCCGCCGGCGTAGCCAAACTGCACGCGCTTTGTGTTTTCACCGGGAGCGCGCTGGCTGCCGTACAGCATGAAGTCTTCTTTGCCAAAGGTGATGATCTTGCCGCCGCGCACGGGGACAGGCACCGCTGGAAACAGGGCGGATGCGACCATTTCGCTGTTGCTGTAGCCTTGTGCAATAGTGGACAGGACGGGGTCGACGACGCGGGCGCCGGAGGGGGTCATTTGAGGCATGATGTAGTTCCTGAATTTGGGTTATGAGGTGGGCTGCAGGCCGGATCAGTTGGGGATGATCAGCACTTCAATTTGATCGCCATCGGCGGCTGCTGCAGTCAGGGCGCGCGCCACTGTGATGCCGGTAGTCTTGGTGACCACCTTGCCTACGGCGCCGACAACTTCAACCGCTGCGCCCACAGCAACGGCTGCGCCGGCGATGGCCACGGCCGTGCCGCCAGCGGTGACGGGCACGCGGTCGCCCGAGGCGGCAGTGGTCTGGGTAAAGCCGACGGCGTTACCGGCTGCAGTGGCAATGGCGCCGGCAGCAGTGACGGCCTGGTATTGGGCCAGGGCGGCGGCGGCGGTGACGCCGAGCGTGAGGCTGGAGATAGCGGATGCGGCCATGATTTATGCTCCTTGAACTTGTTTGAATGCGGCGACGTAGTCGGTGCCGGGATGGGCGGCCATGTAGGCCTTGGCGGCCGTGTCGAGATCAGCACGGCTGGCGGGCTTGGCCTCTACGGATGCCGCAGGCACCAGTGGCAGGGCCGCTGGCGCATCGCTGGCCAGGGCAGCAGCCTGGGCGCTGCGGGCCTGCTTTTCAGCAGCGTTGACGGCCATGGCTGCGTCACCTGGGCCGGACTTGCCATCAAACTTCAGGCTGTTGATCAGGGCTTCGTGGCCAGGGATGAGCTGGCCTTCGACGGCCTGGATGCGCTCGCGTTCGGCGGTGGCACCTTCGGCTTGGATGGCCGCAAGCACGTCAGGTGCTTCGGCCGCAAGTTGTTCACGGGTAATTGGCATTTCTGCTCCTTTTGAAATGGGTTTGGCTTGCTGCGCGGCACCGGCGCTGCGGGGGGAGGTGCCGCTGGTGCGGCTTTGGTTGAGCTGCTGCACCAGTGCGTCGAGGGTGGAAACACCGTCCACCAGCCCGGCATCAATGGCTTGCTGCCCAATGAAGATTCGGCCATCGGCCATGTCTTGCAAAACGGTGTCGGTGCTGACGCCGCGATTCTTGGCCACCGCCGAGACGAACAGGCTGTAGGTGTAGTCCACCTGGTCCTGCATGGTCTGGCGGCCCTCTTTGCTCAAGGGGGCGTAGCTGCTGGCAATGCGCTTGTACTGGCCGGCAAAGATTTCGGTGGTTTTGATACCGTCTTTTTCCTGCGCGGCTGAAATGTCGGTATGGGTGGCGACGACGCCGA